ATTGAAATGTTTTGATATGTAGCAGCAAACTGCATTACTGTTATATCAGTTTTTACATTAAAATAATCACGAGCACCTCTCTTATCCCCAGGTCTTGCGACAAATCCCATATGAGATGCTAAAATAATCCAAGGTCTTATAATAGTATCCATAAAAGATGTATTAGTTTCTCTAAAACCTATTCTTAATGGTGATCCGTATTTTTGTCTTTCAGCTCCAAGTAACCCCCACTGAAACCCACGGCTATTTTTAACATTAATATGCTCAAAATCCATAGCTTCTGGCGGAACTGTAACGCTACTAGCAAATAAACAACCAATAATTCTTTGGTAAGGTGCACTTTTCAAAATGCTAACAGGGGTAGATATATCCCAACCTTTTTTATCACCACCTGTCATTTCTAATCCTTGTATAATTCTTGTGTTTAATGCAGCAGGATACCTATCAACCAATACTATCCATTGTGTTCTTAATGGAATAGATGTAACCCAAGATTCCATTTGTGTTAAAAAGTAGTCTCTAGCGCTAATTAATGGTACAGCTGGTATATTAAAACCAAATAAGCTTGTAGCTTGTGGTGCAAAAAGAGGATTTTTTCCAGTAAATAACCCAGTTGCGTTTTGTAACAGACCTTGCGCGGCGTCAGTGATAGGATTATTCACTGTAAATATTTAGTAAAAAAGTAAGATTATACTTAGCTTACTCGCGACCAATAGTGATATGAAACAGTGGCAGTGAACTTTACTGTTTCGCCAGTACCTTCAGCAATGTTATAAGTTAAAGGACCGACTTCTCTAACTGAAACACCAACCAACTTATATTGAGCAACTCTATTCATCTTTGAATCAAGTTGAACTAAATCGATAGTAGAATTTTGCTTAGGTGTAAAATAATTTCCTGTACTGTTAGCATCATTAAATGTATCGCGAGACCAGTCTTCAAATTTTTGACGAATCTTAGACTGTGCATCACAATAAAATTCAAGTGAATAGGCTTCGCTGTTAGGGTAAGTTGCATTACCTGGTACGTTAAAATTTAATCCCATGAATGGAACTGTCTTATTTGTTATAGAACGTGCAGGTACTGTTGCTGTACGAACATATACAAGATCATTTTCATCAAATGTTACACCTGTATCACCTGTTGCAATAGATAGTACTCTGAATTGAAAGTCGCGTGCGAAATCTCTTTCTTGCGCAACTCTATAAAAGTCCGATATTAATTGATTTACGTCAGCCATAAAATTATTTATTCATCAGGTTACTATTTCATTGAAGTCTTGGCTAGTTCTAGTTGCATAGAAGTTGACCAATATGAATTCAGCGGTTCTAGTAGGCTTGAGATAAATGTCTACTACAAGTTCGTTATTATCTATGATTGTTGGTGTGTTGTTCTTCTCATCACAGATAATTAGATAGTCATATAACCCTTGAGTATTTTTGGCATTCTCGAAGAATGGTGTCAAGGTATTGATTACTTGTGTTCTTGTAAAGAGTGTGTTTGGTTCGAATACGAAGAACTTAACTGTATTACGAACTAATGTCTCGAGATTTATAAACAATCTACGAACGTTAATTCGATCGAATGTTGTTGGTCTCTTAGCAAGTGTCTTTTGACCGTACACAACAAACCCATCTGTGGGGAAGAATGCTACAGGGTTGACACTAATCTTATAAAGCTGGTCTCTTTGTTTTACTTTTGGATATAGGCCTATATCATTTACGCCAGATACAATTCCGCGGGAGAAACCAGCGGGTGCAAACCATGGTTGGAAGTTGGCATCTGTATTACCCATGATTGCTGCAGCATATCCTGAGAAAGGAATCCAGATCTTTCTATCAGAGAAAATATCTGTTACATTTACACATGTTCCATATACACAAGCAAAGCTAGTATTAAGAGCGTCATATATATTTCTTAAAGGCCAGTAAATGTTTTGTGTGAAGTTAGTATCAGATCTATCTAATGTCTTAAGAGTTTGACCTTGTACAAATATACCCATAGGAGCATCTGCAATAAACAAATGGTCCTTTCTACGAGAAGCTGCAAAAGTGTTAAACTCATTAAATACTGACAAATAGCTTGTTCTGTATTCTGCAGCAGGTACACCAAAATTACCATCAGTTGCAGATAGGCCGTTAATAGCTGTTACATAACGGGTATCATCAAATACATTTCCGCTAGTTGCACATGCGCTTGCAAACACTGTACCGAGACCACCTTCAACTGTTAAGGTAAGTGGGTAAACATCATAGTTATCTAACTTATCAAACAAGCGTGTTAGTTTGCCAGGTACATTACCAATAATCTTTGAATAAGGATTATCAATATTGTAGAGGCCTGCAGGGAATAAAGCGCCTGCATTACCAATTAGTGTTTCAAAGCTAGTTACAACACCTGCTGCAATTCCTGTAAATGTTGCATCTAACCCAGCTGCGTATTTTAATCCGTCCGAAATAACGCGAACTTGTCTCTTTGGTACACCATTTTCATTTAACAAGGAAACGTTATTAAATTCATTACTAATGTGTGGGTTTACAAGTACAACAACATTTGGTGAATTATCTTCTTGATTACCAAGGAAGTAATTTACAGCTGGGCCACCATTTGGATCTTCTATCTGACGGTAGAAATCAATAGACCCACGGTAGCCTTCTTCAAGGACATAATCAAGTTCAAGCACATCATTTGCAAGTGTCGATTGACGAAGTTTGAAAACACCAAGTTGTAAGGAATCTCTAAATGCTGTTGTACCAATTGTTGTAGTACCACCGATACTTTCCATGGCTTGTGAAAGTGAACCATCAACACCAGAGAATGTTGCTGATAAAGCAAAATCAAGTCTTGTATCGTTTAATTGAGTAAATTGTGAAGGTAGTTTGCTACCAGTCGTGGCTACAGTAAATGCAGTATTAATACCGCGGAAATCAACTTGAGGATTTACCGTGGTGTTATCAATTACACCAACATAATATCCTTCAAATCTAGAATTAATGACTGTTTTAGATTTATTAATAACAATCATTCCTGCGCTTGCAAGTTGTGATAACGAGCTAAATGTGGCTTGACCAACATTACTACTCCATGTAAATGCTGTGCCATTAAGAATTGAATTATATTCAGCGTCAGAAAGCTTAACAAGAGAAGGTCTACCAAGCAACACCATGTCACCGGTATCTGTTAAATCACCTAGGTTATAAACTGGATCATTTGCATTAAACTTTTTACCAAGTACGGGATATACTAGTGCGGAATATTCACTACCGTAACCTTCTCCCAAACCAAAACCATAAGGTAGTCTTGCGACAGTAATACTAGCAGGGCTTGCAAAAGCAGCTTTAGCTGTATAGTAGAAATATCTTTCAGCACCGTTTGTTGGAGTTCCAAATATTTGCTCAAACTCAGAAAGGGTTGAAACTGCAATAGGTTCGGATGTTGGTCCTTTAGAAGCAAAACCAGTTACTAAGATTGTTGTATTATCTATTGTTGGTGCTCTTAAAGACAAATCAACTTCGCTTATCTGAACTCCGGGACTTTGAATTACACGCTGTGCCATATAAAGTATTTATGTCTTTTCTGTGTAAATTTTTTTAAAAAAGTTTATTTATGTTATAGGTTCGGGATTCAAAAGCTTAGTAACAAGCTGATCAAAGGCAAATTCAAAACTAGTATCTATTTGGGCAGCATCTCTATAGTTAAAATTAAGTTCACCTAATAATACAGGAAAAGCCTTAGTAAAATCAAACTGTATTATTTTATTATTATATTCATCTAGACCATATAATGTAAATGTAGCTTTATAAACATCAGGATTTGTTAAATCTACTAAATCACGAAAATCTAATGTTCCGACTTTTTGTTCGTTAATTAAACTAAGCCAACTATAGATAACCCAATAATTGTTATAGTAGTTATCTACAGTAAATTCTACTTTTACATTAGGATAAGGAGGCCGTGATTGTGTTGATACTTGTAAAGTTTGACCAGAATACCTAGCAGATGTTTCGTCAATAGTAACTCTCGGTACATTACATGAATTGACTGAAAATTGCATTTTTTCAAAAATTATTGATTGATTACTCCTCGACATTTTTTGATTTACAAGTTTAAGTGCTTCAGGTAAATTCATAACTAATATAAATTTGTCTTTACGCTGTTTATTGAAAAAAGATTGCTGATAATCACTCATTGTTGTGGTCCTAAAAAGCTCCAACCTTGAGATTTAAGGTCATCAATTTCGCTGTTGTCAAGTTCGTCATTGCCTCTATTAATAATTATGGGTGGAGCAACATCTCTGACTCCAGATTTCTCATTAGTAAGATAGGTGGATGGTTTTAAAAAGTATCTTAAACCATAATCAAATAATTTTAATTTCAAAGGTTTCATATTAGTATCAAATTCAAGAACTTCAAAATATTTTTCAACAACATCATTATCAAGAACCATTAATGACCATATCAATGACATTACTCTATCATCATTATAATTGCCTTGACGTGCAGCCCATGCTCCATTTGGATATCTAACAAAGTTTTTTAATTCATTTATAGTTTCTTTCTCGTAAATTCTAACAACATTTAATTCGTTGATCCAATATCTCATATTTGTAACACCTCTATACTTGGTATTGGTGTGAGCAACTACTCCAGGTCTTTTGGCATAATCTACTCCATTTATTTTTGGAGAGTATGTGACTATATTTTCATACTGGTGAGTAATTTTCATCTGATCAACTACTTGTGCACCACAATTATTTCTTTCAATGAGTACAGGTGGTGATCCCCACTGTTTTAAAATTTCTAAAAGTTTCGAAATAAAATTGTAAGGTACAATATTATTGTCAGCATAAACTGCGACTTGCTTTATTTGTTTTAAATCAGTTATATCTAATATCTGTATTACACTATAATTACTATTAACTCCTTCAGCTACGTCAACCCCTGCAACATACAAACAATTTTCGTTTGGTTCTTCCCAAAGTTTATATTTTCCATTTTCAAAAATAAATTCCGGGTCACGGGCTTCTGCTAACATTTTTTCAAACTGTATTTCAGACAGAGAACTTTCTCCAGACTGTAAAAACACGTTACCAAACTCTTGGTCAAAGAATTCTCTACTGCCTAGTGACTTGACTGTCTTTTCTTTCCACTCCTCATCACGGCCGGGCACTTCCCACCAATCTACTCTTTCAGGCTTCCATCCATTTGAATCTTCTATTGCACCAGAGTATAATTCATGAAATAAATTTCCGGTACCGTTGGGTGTACTAGCTACAAAAATTTTAGACTTTTTAGATGATGAAATAATTGGATATACTGATTTCCAGAAATCTTGCACCATGCCATCATCAATAAATGCAAGCTCGTCAAGAATTAATACGTTACAGCTATCGCCTCGCCCGGCGTCAGAAGATGTTGTTGATATACCTATGCTACTACCGTTACCGAGAACCATCGATGTTTTGCCATATTCAATTGCTCCAGGTTTTAAAAAGTTTGGTAACTGTTCGTATGCCATTCTTACACGTTTAAAAATATTAATTGCAGTTTGCTCTTTATTTGCAACAATTAAAATTCTTTGATCTTCAAAAAAGCATGCTATCCATAATGCATATATGGTCATCAAAGTAGTTTTACCGGATTGTCTAGATGATAAAAATACTACAAATCTATTATCTCTTAAAGAACGTAAAATTCTTTTTTGATAATTGTGCAATTTAATTTTTTCTTTTCCTCTATCTAAATTAACAATATAAAAGTAATTTTCAGCAAAGTGTAATATATTTTTACAACACTTCTTTAGTTCAGAAACCATCTCTGAAGTCCATTCAAACTTCGCATCTGGTGTAGGTAAGTTCTTATTTCCTAAATAAAATTGCTTTTCTTTACCTGGCATTATATAAATACTTATATGAATAAAGTTCGCGATCTAGTTGATCTATCTAAGGTTTATGAAGCTGTAAATACTTCTAAGGTTAAAGACCCAAGAGCCAAATTTGGCACTAAACCTGGAAAACCTACATCTTCACTGCCAGAAGTAAAGATTAAGAAGCCTTTACAGAATGATGGTCAACCCAAGCAACCTTTCTTCCATAAAGATTCAGGACCTGAGAATGCTGATGGATTTAAGAAAGAAATTGCTGATCCATTGAAAGTAGCAGATAAAGATAATCATTACGATTTGAAAAAATTTTCAGATAATCTTAAAAAAAGTGTAAAAGAAGATATAAATAATTTTATGAAAGATAAGTCTATTTTTGATAAACTATACGAAGATGTTATGGGAGGTTCTCCTGAACAAGACCAGCTTGATGCAGTTGAGCTAGACATCAAGCCCGAAGGTGAAGGTGATGCTGCTAGTGATGAAGTAAGCTTTTCTCTACCTCGCGACGTCGCACAGAAGCTACATGACGCTCTAGGTTCTATCCTAGGTGGTGAAGGTGAAGCTGAAGGTGAAGCTGAAGGTGAAACAGAAGGTGAAGCCGAGGAAATGGGCGCTTCTGAAGCCGAGGAAGGCGAAAAAGAAGAAAAAGACGAAGTTGCTGGTGAAGCAGTTGATGCTGAAGTAGTCGGTCATCCAGTAGTTGACGGCGAAAAGCTAAGCAAAGGCCTTAATAAGGTTTCTTCTGGTTCAAATGTAGTTCCTTCTGAAGTTTCCACAGCCGGTAAAAAAGCTGGTAAAGGTGGTGATTCTAAGGTAACTGATAAAGTCGGTGATGATGGTGATCTTGGACATCCTCTTGTCAATCAGAAAAAAGGTGGAGCTGATTCCGTCAAGGGCAAGTCCAATGTAGTAAATAGCAGAATTAAGGGTAATAACCAGTCTGCTTTTAACGTCTAATAGTAGGTTAGACTTATCTTAAAAGCCCCTCGAAAGAGGGGCTTTTTTTTGAATAAATATAGTTATGGATGTTACTGTTCATAGTGAACTTAGTAGAGAGATTTTCGATCTTAATAACAAGTTAAAACCTAAGGTTAAGGATGTACTTTTAGAAATTGCTAAAAAAGTTCTTGTGGAACTAGAAGAAGACATAAAAATAAGTGATATAGTTTTAACAGGCTCAATGGCTAACTATACTTATAATGAGGCTTCAGATTTAGACTTGCATATAGTTTTTGATTTTAGTCAAATAAACAAAGATAAGAGATTAGTTAAAAAAGCCTTAGATTGTAACAAGTATGTTTGGAATATGCGTCATGATATATTTTTAAAAAATCATGAAGTTGAACTATACTACCAAGATATTGACGAACCGCATGCAGCTACCGGGATGTATTCTTTAGTAAAAGATGAATGGATTAAGATACCAACTAAACCAGATCTTTCTAAGATAGATATAGATAAAAATTTAATAGTTAAAAAAATTAAAAGTTATATTTCTTTTATCAGAATGATGAAAAGGGAATTAAGTAAAGATCTTACTAATGATTATGCAGCAAAATTAAATCATAAAGCAGGTAGAATTTTAGAAAAACTAAAACAAGACCGTAAGGATGGTTTAGATGAAGAAGGTGAATTTTCTGAAAATAATATTATATTCAAATACTTGAGAAAGAATGGCTACGTAGATGATTTAGTAGATATAGTTAATGTTATGTATGATAAATCATTTACTGAAAAGTATGAGTACTTAAGGGCTATAAAAAAGAAGAGACATATGAATGCTACAAATTCGGGATTAACTAGAAAAAAGCATCCTGAATTTGTTCCTGACATACACCGCAAAGATCCGACTTCTTTCTCAAAGCTAGAAGCATTGAAAATGTCTCAAAAAGGAAGGCAAGTACTTTCACCTTCTGAGTTCAATACACTAAGAAAAAGGTATAATATAGACCTAATACTACCAGGTAAATTTAAGTCTCTTGGCAATACTGGTATTAGAGTATATTTTGATACTAAATTAAACAGACATGTAATGGAGAAATAATATGTCTATTGACAAATATACAGGTAATATAGATTTAAAGGTATACCCTTTTAGCAATACGGATGCTGCTAATCCTTGTTTCAGGTTCTTAGATAAGCAAAATAATACTTGTCAAGAAGAGGTATTTTCGAATTTATATAGAGAACAAATTAATCTTTATGGTACAGAAGTTACATACTTTGTTCATACATACAACCCTGCTTATACTGCCGATAACTTTTATGGTGAACAACCTAATGCACAATATGGTATACCTATTTCGTTTATAGCATATATTGAATTAAATGAAAATTCTCTATTGTTAACAAAGTATGGTTTTCAATCAGATGACGAAATAACAATGTTTATACATATAAGTTCATTTTATGAAGCTTATAATAAACCTTCTTTATCAGGATATTTTCATGGTTATGATATTGAACCTAAGTCAGGAGACGTATTTAAATTAACAGAATATGGTATAGGCAGGCCTGGTCAAAGAGATGGGAAGATGTTCGAAGTAACTGAAAGGCTAGACCAAGATATTAATAAAATAAATCCTTTACTAGGCCATTACGTATGGATGCTTAAAGCTAAGCGTTACGAGACTAGCTTTGAACCAGGGCTTACAGCAGAGAAAGGTAATACCCAGGTATTTGATGAGAATAAGAATAATTCTACATTAGGTGCAGATAAAAATTATACCTATAGTGCAGACGTCAATTCAAAGTCTGTTTTTGATGGTAATAACAATACTAGTGTTTACGGTGATTATGATCAATAAGTAGCTTCTGGTACAATCTCTAATTCTTCGCTATCTTCCTCTTCTTCAACTACAGTTTCATTATTTTTAAATTTCTTATCTAGCTCATCAAAATTAATTTTATCAAGCTTCTCAAGCCCACCTTTAAACAAGCCTTTATCAATCTCAATTTCATGCAACATTGAAGTGTATCTCTCATCCATATACTTTTGAAAAGAAATCGGTTTAATCCAAGACATATCTTTATCAGTAGGTATTTTTAATTCATCTGCTTTCTTACAAACAATATAAACAGACTCCATCAAACACAGCCACCTGGCATAAGTTTCAAGGGACATGGTTTCGGGTTTATCTTTGATTTGTAGTTCTATTGTTCTCATGAATATGTTGTAGTAGTTTTATAGATGAACTCACTAATCCAGTCAAGAAAGATTCTAAATAAACTTTATTTTGACTGGAGATAATTTTTTTTATCTGTAAGTTGAGTTCTTTAATCTGGGCTTTAAGCTCATTATTAATATTAATTTGCTCAAATAAAAATTCTTGAAATAAATTTGTAAATATATCTACAACCTCATGGTGGTTGGAAGCATTGTAAGTTAAGATAGATGCTTTGGTTAAGATATCTTTATTAAAAAACTTGGCAAGTTCGTTGTTTAACAAACTAAAATCTTTGGTATCAGGTTTCTTTATATCAGTAAATGTTGGCGCTACTTCTTTAAACTCTATCATACATCAAGCTTGAGCTCAGGAATAGTAGGATCAGACACGTATGCGGTTTCTGCGGTAATATAAACACTGACGTTCTTCTTACACTCTGTACATTTATATGTACTAGGGCCGTTCAAATTAATAGGAACAAATTCTTTTACTTTCTTAAAACATGGACACTCTACTTCAAGTCCTTGCTTAGATAGTTCAGATAGCTTAAGAAGGTTTATCTCCTTCATTTTAAGTTCATTAAAAAACTCTATTACACTTCCAATTATAAAGAATAAAACAAATTGTGTAAGTGTAGCAACAAAAAAAGTAGCCCAAAAATTAAAGTTTATAAGCAAAAATGCTCCTGCGATAGCAAGGCTTACAGCTAGAGTAATGGATACACTACGAACTAAATTAATCACTCGTATATATTAAACGAAAACTTATTTATTATCAACTATTTTTTTAGTTATTTTGACTAAACCAACATAAAACTTTCTAAACTCTTTAAGCAGAAGAACTGCCGCTTTTAAATGATTCTTTGTTTTAAAGGCAGGATTTTGCAAAGCTGTTGAATATGAATTAATTAGATTATCAATGTTAAGTTCAAGTTGACCCAAAACTTCAGGAACTGAAGATAATTCGTTAGGAATTAATTTGTCCGCTTTTACTTCATTAGGATGTTGTTCATTATTATTGAATAAACTAGCCATTTGTATAGGATTTGACTTTAATTCTCTACTAGCTATACCAGAAACAAACCTATTACCATAGGGCATTGTTGAATCTTCGTACAATTTTTTGAACGGAATCACATAAATATTTAATATATCTAATATGAAAAGCTTTGAAAATATATTTAATACTTTGATAGAACAAGATGAGACTGAAGCGCAACCTGCGGTTTCTGATAAAGAAGCAGCTAATAAAGTACTGGGCCCTGATACTAGCGTAGATCAACTAGGGGCTGTAGCTGGAGCTGATGCTGTAGCAGACGCAAAGAGAGCTTCCACACAGCATCAACTATCTGAACTCCAAACATGGATTAGTGAGATTGAAAAGTTTATTGAATACTTGAACGGTGTTAACGATACAAGTGTACAATCTAAGCTACATAAAGCTGGTTGTGATAGCTTGTACGAAAAGATAGCTAGAAGTGAAACAAAGAAGATTGCACGAGTTGCAGTAGATTTAAGCTCATTAGTAGAGTCGTTTAAGGGTTATCTAATTGCTGGTTCTAACCAGAAGTCCTAATCTTACTCAACTCAACAATACCTTTAATTCC